AGACACCTTCAATATCTACATATGAACCATAAAAAGAACTAGCAATAAAATTATCATTCCCGTCCTCATTATTTTGAGGAACGGGAGAGACAACCGAAGGAGCATCTTTCTTCTTCGGATCAATAGAGAAACCAAATAATCTGGCCATAATATTAGTTGCGTTAACGTGTTTCTTTTATTTATCTGATATCTTCACCGCCAGCCGCAGAGGAGGTACCTTTATAAGCTTCCCACCAGTGGACTTGCATTTCGACTGTAAATTCTTCTAGAGTATCAGTTGTTTCGTAACTTAGATCAATTGAAGATAAGTTAGTAGGCCAAATATCCCAGAATTTATATGATCTTAAGATACCGCCATCACGATCTAACTGATGTACCATTGCATCTTTTTGATATTCTTCAGGATTTTGTGCACCTGTTGCATCTTCCATACTATTAATAACGTTCATCCACTTTTCAAAAGCAGAACGAATTACGAAATCCGTATCGTTAAGAACAGTTATTGTCCATGTTTCGAATGTTCTATCTCCTGCAATTTTAAGTATCCTTCCTCGGAATGGAACTTCAACTGGAGTAACAGTTGATGCAGGTAGTGCTGCAGCCTTAACTAAAAATCTGGACTTCTGGAGTACATCATTTTCTATTCCGACTGCTGTGGGAAATGCTAGTTCAACCTCAAAGAGATTCGGCCTAGCTCCACCACCAGTTAACTTACTTTTAAAGTCACTGATTTTCCTTAGTGGAATGTTATTGACTTGAACGCGGCTTGGCATTGTTCGTAGACCTCTTAATTAAACTTGACCGATGACTTCATCAAAACTAACACCAGTTCTGGTAGCAACAAAGGTTAGACCGATGAAGTTGATAGAACGTGCTGGCTTAATGTATATATCTGCAACGAATTCGTTTGCATCAATAATTGCAGCAGTATTATTAGTTTCGTCACAAATGACGACATAATCTTGGATTCCTCTCTTCGCTTGAACATCACGTAGGAAAGGTTCAACAATATTCACAAAGTTAGTCCTTGTGATCTCATCGTTGAATTCAAAGAGTTGATCCTTAGCAGCAGCAGAAATTGCATCTTCTAAGAAGATGAACAAACGACGAACGTTAATTCTATCGAATGCTGATGCTTTAGCATATCCAGTTTTATCACCAAATAATAGGATTCCTGATCCAGGTGAGAAGATTACTGGGTTAACTCTTGAAGAATAAAGACGATCTCTCTGATCTTTATTTGGATTATATGCTAACTTAACTGCATTAAGTATAGCACCTCTTGCTGTTCCTGCAGGTGAGAACCAAGGGAACTGATTAATATCAGTTCTTGCACAAAGTCCACCAATGTCTCCATTGAGAGGAACATATCTAAATCCATTTGAGAATCTATCAAACATATACTTATATCCACTATCGAATATAGCATATGATGATGAAGTTATTGGGTCAAAGAAATTAATTACATTATCAGTAATATCAGCATCACTTAAAACAGTTGGTGCTTCCTGATCTGTAGTATCAGTTATCATTGATCCTCTGTAAGGAGAGATGAATGCAATTGCATCTTTTCTCGCTTCAGCAACTTGGATTAATTTAGTAGCAAGTGCTCTTGTTTGCTCTTCACCACCTTGTGCAGATCCTTGAAGTAAGAAATCTACATCAACCGCAGTATCATTTTCAAAAAGTCCGTAACCAGTGATTATATCATCTAATCCTGAGTTAAGAGCTCCAGTTAAATTTATATCTGTGTTATTACCGTAGTTTTTACCACCAGCAATCACTGAATTCAATGTTCCGATTGTATCAAAGATGATTCCTTCACCATCTTGATCCCAACCAGTATCACTAGCAAGTGTAAAGTTATTACTAAATCCTGTAGTTACAACTCCTACTGGTGCACTACCTCCAAAGAGATATTCTGAATTAACTTCTAAGTACTTTCTCCAGTATTGTGGTGATCCAACAGAAAATTCTGCATCTTTTGCTTTTGATAAGTTAAGATGCTTTTCAAGAATTGTACCTGCATTTCCTGTTACAGTTCCTTTTGCGTCAATGACTACAATGTGAACTTCATCAAATCTTCCACCTCTGTTAGATACATATTCAGATGTAGTTGGTCTTTCAGTAACAGTATTCCACTTTGTTGTAGTTACTGTTTCAGTTCCACCAACAGTTGCAGTTGTTAATGAAAGTTCTTGCTGATCAAACCAATCAGCAGTAATACTTACAGTAGGTGTTGCTTGTGAAACTCCTGAGTTATTCAAGATAGTAACAGCACCGTTACCAAACTTGTAAATGTTATTATAATCCCAAGCAGTTTCTGTTCCAGCAGTTGATACATGTGATATGAATTTAACATCAACTGTTAATCCAGAAACACCAGTAACAATTCCCTTGAACATTCCGTCAAGTACTTCAGTTGTTCCTGCACCGACTCCAGTTTTTGAAATAACAGTGTTTGCAGGTACAGTTTGAGTAATACCGTAACCAACACTAATACTTCCTACACTGTTAAGTGTAAGATTCTGATCTGCTTTACCATCAATTATTCCAATTCTAATACCGTTCGACCATGTGCCTGGATTTTTAGCAGCAACAGTCACGTTTGTAATTGTATTTACATCGTACCCTAATTCTTCGTAATGATCAATACTCTTGATCTTTGTGCTTGTAGCAGCACCAACGAATCCATTGTACAATCCTGCATCGTCAGCTCTGACTACGTTTAGTATTCCACCGTAAGCCAAATATGATGATGCGGTCAACCATGTTTCATACTGTTTGTCAGTACTATATGGTTTCCCAAATGTATTAAGTAAATCGTTCTCCGTATTAACAAGAGTTGGAGTTCCGACAGGCCCTTGTGCAAACGGGCCTACAATTCCACCTATCTTATCTGTTGTGGGGTCAATCCTTCCTAGTGTTAAATCAACTTCCCTTACCAAAATACCAGGAGATGCTAGATTCAGTGGCATCTTTAATTCCTCTCTCAGTCCAAATTTATTCTAGAAATATTTATAGATTTGCCTTTTTACATGTAGTCCCACATGTATGAACGGTCTCCATATTCGTCGGTATGCCATCTATCACCTTCCTTATCAACGAAACTATCCATGTCTTCAAGACCGTCGGACATGAACCCAAATGGAGCCATATCTTGTTCTATTTGATTCTTTTGTTCGTCATAAATTCTCTTACGAACATCCTGATCAGACATTTCTTTAAAGTAATCTTGACATACTAACCATGAGAATATTACTAAGCACATTGCTAGATCATCATTAGATCCTTCCTCTGCTTCAAATGAATTTCCTTTCTGAGAAAATGTAGTTAACTCTGATATGATCTCATAATCACAAGTTAAAAGTTTATTATCTTCCAATAAAGTTTTAAGATTTGAGCAACCTAATTTTTTAACAGCTGCCGTCATTCTTACTCCAAGTTGTGTCTTTTTCCCTGAAAACCCTTGACCTACAATTTGGCCATTTCTCCCTCTCATTGTAGCCATTAAAAGATTATCATACTCCAAATCATATTGCATAATACTTGCAACTTGATCTCCTATATCATTCACTTCTATTAAAACAAATGCCTGATTATATCCTATTGCAACATCATGAATAATATTGGGAAATAGCATAGGTTTAATTTCATTATTCCTATATTTTGCTACTACCTTATATGGAAACTCTGTAGTATCAAAAACTAAAAATGCAGAATAATCATTACCAAGTCCTCTAGCCACATCAACTGTGAGTATGTAATTATGATCCTTTATTGGTTCTTCGTAGATATCAAGACCAGCATTTCTCTGGATGGGGTCTTCAAATACAAGATTTTTTAACTTTGCTGCACTAATAAGAGTATTAACAGATCCTAAAAATTCACATTCAAACTCAATTTTGAATTGTTGTTCTGATGTGTTTGCAATTGTTTGTTCTTTCCATTCAGCATCTCTACCAGGAACTTCAGACCAATGTACTTCAGTAGGAACATATTCACTCTGACCTTTTTCTGAATTATGCCACATACGGTAGAAATGATTCATACCCCTTGGGGTTGAAACAATAATTACTTTAGTACTTTGTCCAGACGTAATAGTAGGATAAACAGAGGCAAAGAAGTCGTCAGCAATGTGATTCGGGATGAAAGCGAACTCGTCAAGAAAGATGACATTATAGGATCCACCTCGGACAGCAGATGAAGAAGTAGAGTTTGCCGATATTTTTGATCCATTTTCTAATTCTAGGGAACCTTTATTCCACGATACTATACCTTGCTGCATCCATGAAGGTAAATTTTCGTATGCAAGTTGTAATCTGCCAAGTAAATCTCTAGCAGTTGATGCCTTGTTTGCAAGTATTGCAATGTTTACATTATCATTAAAAACTGCATAATGCAATAGGTACGAAACACATGTTGTAGATTTACCAGTCTGTCTAGGCATTTTACAGATGTTAAATCTATGTTTATGAAAATTATGAATTAATTTTTCCTGAAAATCGTACATATTAAAAGGAACTAGTCCTTCATCAAGAGATACAATCTGAATATAATTTCTTGCAAAATAAACAGGATCATCCTTACACTTTAAGAATTCTACTATCTGCTCCTCTGTAAATTCATGAGGAGTATTTGCTTTTTTTAAATTAGGATTACCAAGATATACATTATCAGACATAGTTTAATTAATCCTGTTTGTTAATATCTAAGGATCTTATATTTCTTTCTTTCATCTGTTGTTGTACTTGAACTGGGCCAATAACATCTATAAATTCCATGAAAGATTTACCATCTTTATCTTCGATGGTAATCTTTTCCTGATAGTTTTTCCAGTCCATTTACTTTTCCGTCTCTTTATTATTTAGAAACTGTTGCTTCAACATCTTTGAAAGATCTGATGTTGAACCTACAAAAACAGCGTTATTAGTAACATTATTTGTAGTTTTAACTGCTTCTTCGTCAACTTCTTTAACTTTTTTCTGAAGATCTAGTAACTTATCAGTGGTATCAGCAACTGATTTAATAATTTGTCCAGCAACTTCATATGCCCTTGCACTACCTTGTTCTTCAGCAACTTCCATAATACCATTAAGTGCTTCTTGACCTTTTTCAATTAATGAATAAAGATTTCCTCTAGTATATTCATAATCTTTACGTACCTCAGTTTTACCATCATTTTTGGTTAATTTATTTTCAGATACGGTGCTAACCTCAATCTCACTACTGGTATTGAGTGCGTCATCTATAGGATCAAAATTGTTATTCATTAGATGTCCTCTTTCCTAACTGGACTGTAAGTTTTACCATCACCTAAGAATTCCCAGTTCTCATCAAATCCAAAGTCATCAGCAGGCCCTGCATCTGCAGGATTAGGTGTTGCGGTATATCTCATTTCACGTTTTGTAGTTTGAACATTAGTATCTGCATATAGATCTGTTTGAACTTTTTTGATAAGTCCTTCTGAAGTATCTGAGATTGGGCCAAAGAGATAAGTTTTTGCGGTAAAATTTAATGTGTATATTAGTGCTCTTCTTGTACTAAAGTCTCCTTCATAGTCATCTTGAAAAGAAACATTATCTAAAACTAAAGGAATATCTCTTTTTTCTCCTATAGATTTTACTAAATCAACTGTTAGTGTAAATGCTGGTTGAAAATATGGAAGTATCTGTTCAACAATCTGTAAAGCATCATCATTTAATTTTGTCCATATACTCAATTCAAATCCAATATTATATGGAACAGGCATATAAACCTTTTTTAAATTAGTTCCATCAGAAGTTTTAAATGTCTGTGTAACACCTGCTTTTCTAGTAGGATCATAAGAAATAGTATTCATTTCAAATGACATTCTTGGTAATGTTGTAGCAACTGGTTTGTTTAAATCTGCTTGTTGTTCCAATCTAGCAAGAAATTTTTGAGCAGGGCCATATGATAATGGTACTTTAAAGTCACTAAAATCTTCACCATCTTGAGATTTGTGCTTAATAACAATGTTATTAAATACTGTACCAAAAGATATTATGGTTTTTCTAACTATTTCGTGATAATAATAAGTTCCTAACATTATACTTGTCCGAATGGGTTACCTTCACTGAAGTCAATAATAGCATCTGCTTCTGCTTCAATATTGTCGCTCTGATCATATTGATCGGCAAATTCTGCTTTAGCAATATAATCTACATTATATCTAGCACCAGAAGTAGTTCCAACAGCAATCTCACCAGCTTGGAATGTTCCTGATGTAGTTCCTAATTTAAGGACAACTTCATCTCTATCCCAACTCTTAACTCTACCTATAGCACCACTAACAGATCCTTGAACAGCCTCATTGAATTGATAAGTTCCAATACCAGTTATAGTTGCTGGTTGTGAAATAGTTGCAATACCTGTATGTGAAGTATATCCAACACCTGCATCAGAAATAAGAATTTGAGTGACCATATTAGCAGATTTATCTACAACTGCTCTAGCAACAGCAATAGTATTTCCAACACCTACAGGTGGTGCATCGAAGAATATAGTTGCTGCATCTGCATAACCACTACCACTATTTCCAACACCAGTAGTTATTACCTGAACACCAGCAGTACCAGCAGGGCCTAAGTTTGCAGTTGCGGCCGCACCAACTCCATTGTATGTGGTAATACCATTAGTTGCTGTTGTTGCAGTACTTACTATAGTAACTGTAGGTGGTGTAGTATATCCAGCACCAGTATTTGTTAATAAAATTTCTTTAACAGAATGTACACCGTAAACAGATGTTGTTATAGCTACCGCAGTTGCAGTAATACCTCCACCGACTGGCCCAGGCCCTGAAATTACAACATTAGGTGCTGTAGTGTAACCATATCCATCTTCATTAAGGAATATATTTCTAATATATCCACTTGAAGTACCAATATTTAATGTTGCAGTTGAACCAATAGAGATTAACTGTAACTCAGTCATATAACCATAATCAACGAGTGTCTCATCAATTGCCTGTGTAGAATCACTAATTTGATTCCATCCACCAACGTCATCACTAAGTTCGTAAAGTTCACACTGTAATTCATAAACATATCCTTTACCTAACTGATAGAAAGGTTTTTCATGTTCTACAAATTTAACTTCAAAAATTCTTTTACCTAATGGAAAATATATTAAATCTCCTTCACGTGGTCTACCTTCAACAAGTATTTCATCATCAGGCATTGAAACTAAAAATGGTGCAATAAAATCTTCCCATCTTTCTTTTGATATTGTTATGACCAATTCATCTTTTAAACTCATACCAAATTTAGTCATTATATCACCAGCACCTGTATACCCTTCATAGGTATTAACATATGCTTCTAATAAAAAATTATCGTCAAATTTTGACGATTCAACTTCTCTAAAAATATTATCTTTATTAACTATTTTTCTGGGAAGATAAGTAATTTCAACACCATACATCCTCAACTGTTCGTTGATAAGATCCTGAATAAGTCTTTGTTCTCCTGAAGAACCTTTTAGGAAAAATGGATTTAATGCCATAATATTAACCTATCATATCAAGGGGTGGTACCTCGTATTCTGAAGTCATCTTCTCTATAAGAGTATCTATTTCTCTTTGTCCATCTTCATATATTTCTCTACCATTAAATTCAATTCCACCAGGAAGTCTAACTCCTTTAAATTTAATTAAATTTTGTCCCCATTGCTTCTTCAACAATGCAGTTAAATATTTCTTTAACCATGGATCATTATATACTTGACTATATGCTGTAGGATCTAATGCTCTCCAACATTCTAATACAATATATGAACCAACTTCTTCAGCCTTCCAATCAATATCCAAGTACAATCTATCTTGTCTTTGGTTGAATCTGATCTGTTTATCAGTGGTTAATAAGAAATCAATATCTTCTAGATAAGTCTTAACCATAGCATATTGTAGTAAATCAACTGAATTAAATTGATATAAGTCATTCAAAAATAGTTGATATTTAATACTAAACATCCCAGATGATATTGTACTACTATCAAATTTAAATACTTTTTCTACACCAATTACAGAATCTGGAACAGGTATAAAGTTTGAATTTTCATACCAATTAGAAGTAACAGTTCCTACTCCACTTACATTTGAAGAACTACTTGTAGTAACTATACCAACTCCACTAGTTCCGTTTGCTCTTCCTCTATCAATATCTTCTTGAGTAAGTTGATGTTTAAGATACATTTTCTCAACACCATTATAATGACGTTCGTTGAAAAATTGTATTGCATCATCTATTAAATCATCAGCCTGATCGTCATCAACATTAATTTCTAAAACAGGAGAACCTAACTGCCTATAGCAATAATTTTTAAGTTCTTGTCTAGTTGTTGGTTTTGCCATCAGTAAGAGCCTCCATCTATTAATCCAGCTGTTAATGTTCCATCTACGTAAGCATCTGCTGTAAATGTTGCTATTGCACCAAAGGTAGCAATACCAGCAGTTACAACTAAACCACCAGTAGTAGCTCTAAATCCCCTACCAGCAGTAACTAATCCAACAGAATCAACATTTGTTACATCTTCGTAAGTAACTGTTCCACCAACTGAAAGGTTACCAGCAACTGAAAGACTATCCGTTAAACCATCAAATGTAAATCCTGCACTATCTCTTAAAGTAGATCCTGCTCCAATAAAAGGAACACGAGTCGCTGTTAAAAGAGCATATGTAGATACACCTGTGATATTTAGTGATTGTGCGTTTACGTTATCAAGAACGATATCGTCACTCAAGAATAAGTCACCACCAACAAAAAGATCTCCAGTAACCGTAGCACCAGTGGAGATTGTATTAAATACTTTTGTTGTCCCATGATACAGTTCTGCTGTACCACCATATCCAATTCTTAATGCACCTTCACCAGTATCACTTATATAACTATGAGAACCATCATGATATATTTCTAATGCAGTGGAAGAAGTACCAAATTTTAATTTAGTACCAGCATTATATTTAAAAGAACCTTCACTTGCATCAAATGATGCTGTAACTATACCAACACTATGCTTGAAGTGCATGTCTCCAGCAAATGATGATATTCCAGTATTAACATCTAAAGTTGATACTGAAGCGATACCACCGACTACATTTTGTGCTGTAATCGCAGTAAGAGCCTCACCACCAGACGCACTGGAAAGTATTTTTACAGCATTTTGTTGACCAACTCTTACTCTAATATCTGCCATTATTAGCTCCTAGTTACTCCTTCTCTCACTAAGACATTTCCCTCAACAACCCTTTCTACAACACCACCTTTTGTAATAACAATATCATAAACATATCTACCTGCTCTTAAACTAGTAGTAGTTGCAGCAGCTAATTCTAATACAATCTTTCCAGAACTGGGCTCAGGAATACTAGCAGTAAAATCTGTTGCTGTAGATGCACCTGCCCATTTTCTCATTTGAGACGCAACGGTATATCCATTCAAATCTAATGCTGAATTGTTATCAACAGATTCTAAATTAAAAGTTTGTTGGAATGTGGATCCTGTATTTACTACAAGATTATTAACATATACTGCAGCCATCTATTTACGAAAAGAATCCCTACTTCCTATTTATAGGAGTACTACTTCTTAGTTAACTTATAGAGTAAACTCTTTATTTCATCTAGTTCACTTCTTAATCTAGCTATCTCTTCTTTCTGAGAATCAACAGCATTTATCTTAATTATTCTGTGATTGTACTCTGCATCATTGCAATTTACAATAGCACCAGTAGTTTCATCCCGATATAAACCAGGGTACCCCTGAACTTTAATCATTTAACAGCAATAGTACGAAGATCTTTAATCTTAACTGGGTATGCCTGATTAGAAGAGGACATAACAATTTTAATTACATATCCAGTAAACTCTCCAAGATTTTCTGCAGAGAACTGATATTCTTTATACTCACTATCTACACTTGGTGGAACGAGTGCATCAGGTAGACCACTATTCTTAGATTCATCTACTACTTGATTACCAAAACCATCTCCAGTTGTATCTTTAAGATTATCATAGCCAGGGAACAATTCAAACTCTTGTAATATACCCATAGAATCAGGTCTTTCTAAAGAGTAAAGAACTCTAAAGTCAGCACTGGAATCTCTATATGCACTAACAATTACTTTTAGTGAATCGGCAGCCTTGTTAATCTTAACTAACTGAGAAACATAAACTGCAGCATGAGGATCATTATCATGAGACTTAACCTCAGCATTAGTAGCATAATCTGATACTGGTTTGTCTATCATATTTGTTCCAAATTGTGTATAAGCAACATCTGTATAGATTATTGGAGATACATTTTGGTTCTGAGTAGATAGTGTTATACCTGTAGTAAATGATTTATTTCTTTCAATATTACCTAAGTAAGTAGTTTCATTTATCTGAGAACATACTAGTCTTGGACTATTTAAAGTATTAAGATTATTAAGTTCCACAGGTTGGAATCCCTTATCTTGGAATGAAACTTCATTACCATCAACACTAGTTCCTGTTACAGTTCTAATAGATCCTTTAACACTAGTCAAAGGTGATGGTGTAACAATATTATAACAAGGAGTTAATTGCTCAAACTGTATATTTCTACTTGCTTTAGCAACTTCACCACCAGCAAAACCACTATCTGTAAATGATAACTCTGGGTTAGCAGTTGCATCAATACTTCTATCTTTACCACCACTGGTTGTGTTAAATCCAACATAATAAGAATTTAATCCAATATCTATTGGAGAAATTTGATGGTTAGTATTGATTCTTCTTAGAGAAACACCATTTAACTCATATTTTTCTACATGATCACCAGAACTATATGGTGTTGTTAAAGTGGAATCTACACCACGAACAAGATCATCTAAAGTTCCATTTCCTACTGATCTGTATCCAATAACTTCATCCTGAATTCTTACATAACCAGTACTTCCAACACCAATAGGTGCTCCTTCAAAAGTAGAGAATCCAACAGTAGATCCAACACTAATTGATGATGCATTTACTGCTAAATCGAGTGAAAGAGTTGATCTCTCACTATTACCAGCAATATCCAATAATTGTAATTGGTTATTTGTGGCATGCATACCATGATCAAATTGGTTGACTAAGAAATGCTTACCATCATATGGTGCACCATCAACTACTAAGTCTGAAGTAAAGACTGGGCCACTACCAGTAGAAGCATTTTGTATAACTCCACTTACAGGATCAACATATCTAAAGTCTTCAGTATCTTTAAATGATCCTGTAGCAGATGTTCCTTGAATACCAGAGAGATATAATGTATCAAGACCGCTATTCTCAACAACGGTTAATAGAGCACCAGCACCAACATCTCCAGCAACATCAGCAGTTACAATACCTACAACATCACCAACTTTGTAACCTTTTGCTGCACCAGCAGTTGTAAATCCAGTAATTGTTCCATTTACATCTACTGTATTAATTTTAATCTTAAATCCTTCACCATTACCTATTACATTAAAGGTACTAACATCACTGGTAGTGTTATTATATCCTGATCCACCAGATGTGAGAGATGCGTTAGTTACTGAAGCACCAGCACCGACAATGTATGCATGAACAGCATTATTTGTAGATCCTACAATCTTTGTTCCTGGTACAAAGGTTGTGAGTCCAGAATGTCCTGATGCAAGATTAGTAATACTAATTTTACCTGATTTAGCAATTGTAGTAATTGGATTATCATCAAGTACAGGTACATAATCATTACTTTCAGCCAAGGTTGGATTGGAGAAGTATACAGTTCCTGAAGAAGGTTTGAATCTTGCCTTATATAACTTCATTTTCATATCTTCCATCTGGCTTGCAGTCCAAATAGATCCGTTCTGTGATTTAAAGAGACTACCCAATGCCCATTGTTGAGTATAAATTATGGTTGCACCACCATCACCACCACCTACAACTTTTTCACCCATGCGAGCACACCAAACCTCATACTGATCAGTAGTTTCTGCAAGAAGAACTACTGCATATTCTCCTCCAGCCTCTAAGTAAATTGGTTCTTTAAATTTAACATGAGTTGCAACTGAACTATCATTTGATGTTGTTATATCATCTGGATATAATACTTCACCAGCATTAAGACTGATTAGAGTTGGAGTTCCTAACTCCATAGTTCTTATCTGAACAATACATGGATTACTCTGTCCTGTCTTTGGTTTTGTACCAAAGAATAGATCCACAGCAGTTAAGAAAGCACCATGCTGATCATCATCTAAGTTAACATTAGCACTCTGTACTGTAGATGCATCAGGTACAGGTATGTTAGCAGCAACAATGAATGACTGTGCTAATGGATCACCATTATCTTCTTCCCATCTTCTTGTAATAGTGGTAATTGAAGTTCTAACAGTTGTAACAGTTGTCTGAAGTTGTATTTCACGGAATCTACCTTGAGATCTAAAATTAGTTTCTGCTGAAGAAATTAATTTACTTCCTTTTAGTGGTTTTTTATTCTGAGAATCTTGAGTTAATCTGTAAGATTTTCTACCACTTCTAACTACAACACTAGGTTGTGGATCAACATTAGGATTTCTTAGGAACCAAGATCCTTTCAAATCACCATGATTATCAGTAACTAGTCTCAAATCCTTAACAAAGGAAACTGCACCACTTGTTTGGCCAACTAATTTTGCACCTTTAACAACGTAACCACTATATAATCCTTGTGCTCTTGCAGCTAATCCTTTAACGTCAACATTTAATACCTTAGAAGAACTTGTATAACTTGCTTGCATTCCTTCTGCAGGTTTATATGGAAGATATGAATAGGTAGTTTTTGGATTATTGAATGGGCCTGTTTTATGATTAGATTTAGAAACTCTGAAACTAATAATCTTCTTACCATTAATATAACCATTTACAGTCTCCCCAACTTGGAATACTCCAGCAGATCCATAATTTTTTAAACTCTTATCATTTGCTATTTCTAATAACTTTGGAATAAAGTCAACACCACTTTGACCATCAAAGAATTGATAATGTCTTTGTGTTGGTTTTAGAAGTGAAGCATCAAATGCAGTGTTTCTAGATCTCATGAATCTATCATCACCAGTATCTAATATAACATCTTTTGCCTCAGTAGTTGTTCTAGTTTCTGTTCTTCTACTTGATGATTGACCTCTAGAATCAAAACTTCCATTAGGCCTATTACTTCCAATATTTCTTCCATTAACAATGTTTCTAACTACAGTTCTTGATGCATTCCTAGTTGTCTTAGTAGTTGTATCATTTAATCTAATAGTTCTGACCCAACTATCGCTTGCTGGAGTTAATTCAACAACACCATCAAATGCAATAACATGGAATGGGTTAACATTTTCTACTCTAGTTGCAAGAGGTTGATTTATCCATTCAACTGAATCATAGTCTAAAAGAACTGAATTTCCACGTTTTACAACATTTGAATCTAAAAGATCAAAATCTTCTGATGTATCTAATTCACTATCAACTGTATTTGAAGAAGGCATCAAAGCACTTTCAAGACTATTCTGACCAATAATAGGTCTTATTGCCTGTGCAGTTTGATCAACACTTATAGAAGAATAATCAATATCAATAAGATCATTGTTCTTGAAATCATCGACAAAGAATCCACTCTTAAATCTATCATTACCTTGAGCATCTTGAACCTTTAATGCTTCTGTACTTACTTCAAGTAATGATAATGTGGTTACCCTCTCTAAATTCTCAATCCTATCTTCTAGAACACCAATGTCTCTCATAGTATATCTCTTATTATCAGTCAAATACATTTCTGCATCATCTGGATCATAAAGATATGGTGGTAAGACTATTGTAGCTAACTCCATTGAATTATTATCAGATGAAGGAGGGAGTGGAGTTCTTGCAGAAGTTCCTTCTTGAAGTGATAATACACCATACTTATTGATGAATAGTTTATCTACTCTACCAAGATAATACTCATATCCTAGAAGAGAAGTTTCACCAGATGCTAATAAGAATTTTGGTGTAGTATTAAATTGTGTTGTTCTAGAATCAAAAGCAAATGGAGATACTGTATTGCTAGTAAAATCTGGTACTCTAGGTCTGAAATCAAGAGTATCTGTTGCTCTTACTTTATTATCACCAATATCAGGAATATCCTCACTGAAACGTGCTTTATCATAACTCATTACAGTAAATGCATCTCCCTTATCACTAGTAGGGACAACGTACTTATCAAATACAATTAATAATCTTCTAGACGGTATTGAAGAATTTGTTTTTCTAACAAGTCTTGAATAATCATAGAATTGATCTCTTTGACCTTTATCTAAGGTAAATGATTTTGTAATATTCTGATATTTACCATCTGTCTCTACAGTATTAATTCCTTCTACAGTAGTAGTAATATTA